CTGCGGATTTCAGTTTTCAACCGCACAAGATTGTCAATTTCCCGATTGATTTCAGCCTGAAGGTCTGCAATCCTGTCAACAATCCGCATAGGGTCATTCACTCCTGATGTCTTAACAGGCTCGTTCTGCTTAACCGATACCTGTGCAATATTCAGTCTAAGTTTCGACAGCTCGTGTTCTTTCGTTCTGATCAGCTTATCCGAAACCCTGACCGAATATAAATAATCTTTAACCGTCAATCCACTTCACGCTCCTTATCCATTTTTGCACCGCAATAGGGACAATATGGATACAAATCAATGTCCTCGTAAAAAGTGAGAAAGTTGCCACACTCAGAACATAAATAATTTGCATAACCGACACCCTCGCTGTCATATTCCCAACTTCCGTGCTTAATCTCTTGCATATCACACACGGTTGCTTCGTTGGGTTTACTTCCGTCAACTTCGATAATATGCTTAACTGTTTCTGCATTTCGTTTTGAATTAAAGTATATCGTGTTTACACTACCGTCTGCGAACGGTATATCCAAAGCATAATCACCGGATACCTCACGGATTTTTAATTCTTTTTCAATCATTTTTCATTCTCCTTTAATTTTTCGGTTATTCTTTTGGTTAAGCCGTTTTCGTTGGTTAGGCATTCTAATGCTTGGAGGGCATTGATTACGGTTTGCTCGTTGGTTTGGGACTGATACATCTTACGGACGAAGTCGGCGCTTTTCTTTACATTATCCATAATTCTTTGTGAGAGCATACGGTATTCGTCTGCGTCGTTTCTGTCACGTTTATACTCCGTTCTGAGCTTGTCCTGCCATTCAAGGCAGATGTTTATGTCCCAGCCTTTATGACGGTTGTTGTAGCCGACCTTTGCAAGCCTTGAAAAGTATTTATATTCGGGCGGAGGAAAGGCTGAGTAATCAAGCTGACCGTCAATTGCTTTATCTTCAAGCTGTTCAAACACCTGTGGATTGTTAAAATCATATTTTTTCATATTACCTCCTGCGGAGGCTTGTGGTGGGTTTGGTGCTATTTTAAAGAACCCTTTCTATATATATAATATTAGTTTATTTTTCTTATACGAAAGGTTAGAAAAACCCGTAAACCCTCCTCAAGCTACCACACTAACAATCTTTATAAATTGAAATTCCGTTGAAATAATTGAAATTTCTTCCCTTTACTTTTTCAAATCGTTTGGCAAGCTCGGTGCTGAATTTGGTATTTGACATACAATATTCGTTGTTATCCCCTGCCCAGCTTGTATAGGCAGCATAGAGCGTGCTTGCCTGAACCGAACCCTCTAACACACATCTGTCCTCGATAAATGCGGAAATAACATCCATTTCACGCTTGTACTCTCTCACGCTCTGAAGAACGGCAGACGGCATTTTCAAGCCCTCCTTCTGCCACAAAATACAGCCGTCAATACACCATTTGAAAATTGCGGTCATTTCGGCTTTGAGCTTATGCGTAAGGTTCTTATCAACCTTATCCTCGGGAATCTGAACATTGAACGGTATCATATGTATTCTTCGCCATATGCCCGTGTCGGTGCCTCTGATAATTGGTTTATGGTTTGTCGCCATCCACAGCTTGAACTCGGGCTTGAACTCAAATTCCTCGCTGTACAGCTTTCTTGCCGTTACGGTATCGTCACCCGTAAGCTGTTTGAGAAGTCCCTCGTTAATTCGCACGCCCTCGTTCGGCTCAACCGAGGTGACAAGTCTTGCACCCTTTAACCGTGCAATGTCGCTGTTTATGGCACTGCTCTGAGAGTTTCTTACCATAATTGTTTCAGGCTGAATGTTTGCGGCATAATCGCCGAATACATCACGGATAACATCAATGAATGTACTCTTGCCGTTTCGTCCCGTGCCGTAAAGGAAGAATGCGCATTGCTCGGCTGTTGAGCCTGTCAGACTGTAACCAACCGCCTTTTGAATGTAGCGAATAAGCTCCTTATCGCCTGCAAAAATATCATCAAGAAATGCAAGCCAACGGGGACACTCTGCCGTTTGAGAACAGTCAACCGAAGTAATCTTTGTGAAATAATATTCGGGATTATGCGCCCTCACTTCGCCGTTTTTAAGGTTGATTATTCCGCTTGGGGTGTTTAATGCCATACGGTATTTATCCATTTGTGCCGGAAGTACGGGGATATGGTGTTCAACCTCGTTGAGCATTGCTTTTTTTGATTTGTTGGAACGGCTTACTTTCATATGCTTTTCAAATGCTTTTGACATATCTCCGCCGTTCTCCTCATCAGCTTGCAAGTACAGCCTTGCTTCGGCTTTCATAGCCTCAACGCTTTTGTCTGCCATTCGCAAAACTACCCCGATATTGTCAACACACCACTTCATTGAATTGTAGTAATACCACTTTTTCTCGGTGTAACAATACCTTACATTATCGCCGAATAAATCAACGAACCTGTCGGCA